ACCGTTGCTCCTGAAGTGCTGACAAATCTTCAGACGGCGACAGGACTTAGCATGGCGGAGCTAAACAACATTGCATCTTCCAGTCCTTCGGTTACAGGAGAGCCACGTACATCTGATTTAACAGACGAAGTGACAGGTATTGGTGGTGGAAGCAATATTAGCGTAGTGCCATTACCAAGTGGTGAGACGTTACTCCGTAACAACCGAACAGGTCGAGAAACTGTTGTGAATGAGGGTGCTAATTTATCAGAGGCTATTCAGGTGTTTGATGAGGTATCAACACCGCTTGAGGCACCATCTGCGGAGACCGCACCAAATATCGGCGGTATAGCTACAGCGTTACCAGAGATTGATATGGGTGTTATCAATCAATTGAATCAAGCGGCGAACATAGATACAACTCCAGTTCTTACGGAACAATTTAATGTTCCAGCACGAGCCAACAATGTACAACTTGCTTCGGCACCACAGGCTGAAGATGGTTCGGTAACCATAGATCGTGGAACACCAGCGGTAACGGATGACCCAGGGACAGATGTCGGTGGATTGGAAGGAGAAATCTTACAAGGTGAAGTTGGACCAGCCGAAAACATTGTAGATGACGAGGGTATCATTATTGATGCAGAGGTTATTCCAGATGCGGAACAAGTCACAGATCAAACTGTCGTGGATGTAGATAGTAGAATTCCGCCAGTCAGAACAACTCCACTAGTTACAGGATCAGATACAGACTCTACACTCCGTCCTCTTACTGAGGTTGAGCCACCTGTGCCTCCGACACCAGAAGAGCCAGTTGTTGGTGAACCAGATGATGATGGCGGAGTTACTGTAGATTTACCCGTAGACGCTCCGACTTTTGTTCCACCAGTTACTTTTGAAAACGATGACGGTGAAACAGAAACCAGATGTCCAGACGGATATCAGGAAGTGGAAGGTCCTAATGGCCTGATTTGTCAGAAGAGTGTAGAGAAAGTTCGTATGAGAGCAGGTAGAAGCTTGCAACCGTACACACGTTTGAGAATACCAGAGGGCTACAGAGGTCCAGGTCAGAGACGCAAGACAGTTACTACGACAGAACGAGCGGAACCAATCACGACGTAAAGCATGAACTTACAATCGTTACCAGAAGAAGCGTTAAAAGAGATCTTAGCTCTTACTGAGGCTAAGAAACGGCTCGATTTACGTGAAGAAGCGTCAGAAAAGTTTATGCCGTTTGCCCATCATGTATATGAAAACTTCATTGAGGGGCGACATCACCGTATTATCGCGGAAAAACTGGAACGTGTAGCGCGAGGTGAGCTAAAACGGTTGATAATCAACATGCCACCGCGTCATTCTAAGTCAGAATTTGCGTCTTATTTGATGCCAGCATGGTTTTTGGGTAGAAATCCCAAGCTTAAAATCATTCAGGCAACGCACAATACGGAGTTGGCGGTACGATTTGGGCGTAAGGTTAGAGATCTTATAGACGATCCACAATATAAAGACATCTTTCCTGATACCAACCTAAAAGAAGACAACAAAGGCGCAGGAAAATGGCAAACAGATAAGGGTGGTGAGTACTTCGCGGCGGGTGTTGGCGCTGCGGTTACTGGTCGGGGTGCGGATTTGTTCATTATTGACGATCCGCACTCGGAGCAGGACGCCATGAGCGAGAGTGCATTCGACAATGCATACGAATGGTACACTTCTGGCCCCCGACAACGTCTACAACCGGGTGGATCTATCATTTTGGTCATGACTCGGTGGGGTAAAAAGGACTTGACAGGGCGTTTAATCGCCGCACAGGGCGGTGATGTGATGGCAGATCAGTGGGAAATAGTAGAATTTCCTGCAATTATGCCGTCAGATAAACCGTTATGGCCTGAGTTCTGGGAAAAAGACGCATTGTTGTCTATTAAGGCGTCACTTCCTGTAGGAAAATGGAATGCACAGTGGCAACAGACGCCAACTACGTCCGAATCGGCCATAGTTAAGCGGGAATGGTGGCGACCATGGGAGAAAGAAGACATTCCCTCGTTAAAATACATCCTTCAGTCCTATGATACGGCGTTTTCTAAGAAGGAAACGGCTGACTATTCTGCTATTACTACTTGGGGTATTTTTGAACCCGAAGAGGGTGAAATGGATAACATTGTTTTGCTCGATGCCCAACGTGGGCGTTGGAATTTCCCTGAACTAAAGGAGAAAGCCTATGAAGAATACGAATACTGGGAGCCAGACATGGTGTTGGTCGAAGCGAAAGCGACAGGTACACCACTCATTGACGAGTTGCGGCTACGCGGTATTCCGGCATTGGGCTTTGCACCTGGTAAAGGGCGGGATAAGGTAACCAGAATGCACATGGTTGCGCCATTGTTCGAAGCTGGTGTAGTATGGGCACCAACAGATAAGAAATTTGCTGATGAAGTTATCGAAGAAGTTGTTTCATTTCCTAATGGCGATCATGATGACTTTTGTGATAGTATGACTTTAGCACTGATGCGTTTTCGCCAAGGGGGATTTATTTCTTTACAAGGTGAGAACGATGATTTTGATGAATACCGACGTAAACGGGAGTATTATTAATGGCGTTGCCACCGATTGTAGACTCTGGGATAGCACCAGAGGACATGTTACCTAACGAAGCGTCTGTTGACGTATCTGTTCCTCAACCAGAGACCTTTGAGGGCGGTGCAGAAGTTATACCAGACGGTCAGGGCGGAGCACTTGTGCAAGCTTTGGCACAAGTAATGGGTGGTCAGGAACAACTCCAGCCTCCAGCGCACAACGCAAATTTAGCGGAAATGTTAGATGATGCGTATCTTGGAGAGATCTCCTCAGATCTTCGAGCTTCTTATAAAGAAGATATGGAGTCTAGGTCTGAGTGGGAAGAAACATATACAAAAGGTTTAGATCAGCTTGGTGTCAAGTATGAAGAGCGTAGTCAACCATTTGAAGGAGCTAGTGGCGTTACGCACCCGTTGATTGCAGAAAGCGTTACTCAGTTCCAAGCGCAGGCGTACAAAGAACTGTTGCCATCGGGCGGCCCAGTCAAAACCCAGATCATGGGTATGCAGGACCAGGCCCGTGAAGAGCAAGCCTCACGAGTAAAAGATTTTATGAACTACCAGATCATGGAGGTCATGGAAGAGTTTGACCCAGACATGGATCAGTTGTTGTTCTATCTACCGCTGTCTGGATCTACGTTCAAGAAAGTATACTTTGATGAAGCCAAGCAACGTGCGGTATCTAAGTTCGTTCCTGCACAGGATTTGGTTGTACCGTACTCAGCTTCTGATTTGGCTACAGCATCCCGTGTTACGCATGTGCTTCGTATGGACGCAAACGAAATACGAAAGATGCAAATTGCAGGTTTCTATCGTGATGTAAACATCAGTGCACAGGATGACGAAGAAGGCGGAGTACGTCAGAAGGTAGATGAGATAGAAGGTGTGTCACGTACATACAGTGATGACATTTATACACTACTGGAAATGCATGTTGATATAGATCTTGAGAGTTTTGAAGACATGTCTCCAACAGGAGAACAGACAGGGATAGCATTACCATACATCGTAACTATAGATGAGGGTTCTGGAGAAGTCTTGTCTATCCGTCGTAACTTTGAAGAGGGTGCATCCTTGGCTAAGAAACAACAATACTTTGTGCATTATAAGTTTATGCCCGGTTTAGGTTTCTATGGCTTTGGTTTGATCCACATGATTGGTGGCCTTGGTCGTGCGGCAACGAGTATTCTTCGACAACTGATCGATGCAGGGACTCTTGCCAACCTCCCAGCAGGATTTAAGGCTAGAGGCGTAAGGGTTCGTAACGATGATGAACCATTACAGCCGGGTGAGTGGCGGGACATAGATGCACCAGGTGGGGATATCAGGGGTTCAATAATACCTCTGCCTTACAAAGAACCTTCGGGAACTCTAGCGCAACTGCTTGCGGCGCTCGTAGAGGGCGGTAGACGCTTTGTTTCACTTGCTGACCAGCAGACAGCCGATGCAAACGGTCAGGCTCCTGTAGGGACGACTGTGGCGCTCCTAGAGCGTGGTATGAAAGTTATGTCCGCTATACACAAGCGATTGCATTATTCTCAGAAGCAAGAGTTCAGAGTATTAGCTAGAATATTTAAAGATAATTTACCGCAACAATACCCGTATGAGGTTGAGGGCGGTAACCGAATGATCATGGCAGAAGACTTCGATGAACGTATTGATGTTATTCCTGTTAGTGATCCGAACATATTCTCAATGGCGCAAAGGGTTACGTTGGCACAAACTCAGTTACAGTTGGCGCAATCAAACCCCCAGATGCACAACTTACACGCGGCTTATCGTCGGATGTATCAGGCTCTAGAGGTCCAGAACATTGACGAGATTCTCCCACCCCCGCCACAGCCGCAGCCATTAGATCCTGCCATTGAGAATGCCCGTGCTCTTATGGGAGAGATACTCAACACATTTCCTGATCAGGATCATGATGTGCATATTCGTGTGCACTTGGCGTTTATAAAGACACCGTTGGTGATGACATCACCACAGGTTATGGGTACATTCTATGCTCACATAATGGAACATGTTTCACAAAAAGCACGACAGATGGTTACTAACGAAATTGAGGCAGTGATCAGTCAGGCGCAGCTGGCGGCTCAAAGCGGTGCGATAGACCCGCAAGCCGCACAGCAACAAATCATGGAAGTACAACAGAACATGCAAGATCCTGCTCAGATGGAGCAATTGATCTCATTGCAAATGGAAAAGGTCTTGGCAGAGATTTTACCTCAGTTGATGCCAACAGGAAACGATCCGATGAACGATCCATTGGTTCAGATCCGTATGCAGGAACTGGCTCTCAAGCAACAGGACTTGCAGCGTAAGACAGAGGACGATCAAGGTACAATGCTTCTTGAGTTACAGAAAATGCAACAACGTGCAACAACGGATGCTGCTCGAATGGAGAGTCAAGAAGAGATTGCGGAGAACCGTAACGAGGTGAATCGTGAGCGTATTCAAGTGCAAAGAGAAGCCGCTGCTCGAAGGAGTTAGATAGATGTCTGATAAA